TGTGATAGCACTTTGTATAATGCTAAAGGATTAAAATGTGCAATGACTAAAGGTGGAATTGTTAGATGTCCCGCATGCGGGCGCGAGTATAGTATCAAGAGTGTTATCTATTGTTTACAGAATTACAAGCAATTAACGAATGACTTAGTAACAAGGCAAATATGAGTTTATTAAAATTATTTAATATTATATTTCAATTTTCTTTTATGCGGCTTGCATGTGTAAAAGATATAAATACGGGCGGGGTTATTAAGTATAAAATATTAAAATGGATCGTGCCGGGTACTGGGTGGATAAGTAATTATATTTATATTGGTAAAAAATGAGCTGGTTAGTTAATAAACTCAGACATCGGCTTCAAATTCAAACACCTAATCAGGGCCCAACGTCTGTAGGTGGAATGGATTTGACTTTCAATACCGAGACTACGGTATGGGGCGAAGTGAAGCCAGTATCTGACTATATTAAAGCTATTCGAGGGGTCCAGACAGGTGAGAGCATAACGCATCATGCGATGGTTAGAAAGGTCGGAATAGAATCATTGACAAGGGCCTTTTCAAGTGCGTTCGATACAAGCGTTGATCAAATGGCAGACATGAATATTGTAAAGGCCGATTGGTTTGTATTCATGGAGCGCGGGTCGAGTGTCAAGGGTAGACGTTTTAGAGTACGTGGAATTATAAATGATGATGATAGAAATGAGTTTGTCAAGATAGCGTTGGAAGAGATAGAGGAAACGGGTACAGGATGGCCAGAGTAACAACTAACTTTTTAGCAGTATCTGAAAAGATGAAGGCTATCGGCAAAGCGTTATATGATGCTACTGTCATTAAGGAACTCGATAGGGAGTTTAACAAGATTGGTGCATCAATGGCGCAGACTATACAAAAGTCAATGCGCAATACTCCGAGGGCATCTTATTTTTATAAAAGACGGTCGGTCAAGCATTACCCGTCACAGCCTGAAAACCCTCCGGCAGTTGACCGAGGGGACTTGTGGAAAAATATCAGATTTACTACGCAAAGAATGTCTGATAATTTTCAATTTCAAATTGGTACTGACCAAAAGCACGGCTTTTATTTAGAGAATGGCACAGTAAAAATGACAGAGCGGCCCTGGTTGTTTCCTGTAGTACATAAATTTGAGCCTCAAATATATGACATGATAAAAAGAATTACCGGCGCAGAATTGAGGGAAGCATTTAAGGCAGGGGGGCAGTTGACGGGGGAGTATTCAAGTAAAGGCTGGGAAGTAAGGTTTAAGTAATGCAACTTGGTAGAATAGTATTAAAAATAAGGGCAGCAGGAACAAGTCTGGGAGCCAATGTTCTCGGAGCCGCTGATCTTAATGCAGTTATGACAAATACTTTTACTCCAAAAATGCCTATTGCATTTGTTATTCCAGTGAGCGAAGACGCTAAAGAAAATGAGTACCATCCTGCGGTCAATCAGATAGTATATGAGCGCTTTGGTGTTATTGTAGCAATTCCAACAGACGGTACACAAAAGGATAAAACGGGCCTGCTTGCTTATGACCAATTGCATGATATGCGTGCTGAATTGTTCAGGCCGCTTGTCGGATGGGATATGGGATTCAGCGAGGCGATATATTACAGGGGTGGAAAGCTCATAGGAATAGACCGCGCTGTATTATGGTATCAATTTGATTTCGAATATAAGTCAAGAATAGTTTCTAATCCTGATGGATTCGGAGAAATAGAAACAACAACTATTGACGATCGTGCCCCCGTGTCTTCATTGCCTGACTTCGACAGAATCTGGGCACAATATATTTTAACTCCGTCGGTTAAGTGGGAAGATCTGATGAATGATCCTAGCCTGGATCTTCCAGAAACATTAGTCCCGGCTGACATGACTCAATTTATAGATTTGACTGATGATCCTGATGCAGGTCCTTACGGATCGGGATTTGCAAGGGCATTCGATTTTTTTATAAGAAAATAATAACTGCGAGGTGGAGAAGTGGGTGCAGAAAGTAAATTTTTAAAGCCGCGCGAGGGGCTTCTAGTAAGGGACCCTTTAACGAAGGCAATCATTCCGGCGGCGGGATCTAATCTTCCTTGGATAGGCCCTTCGGGTAGGTACTGGAGGCGGAGAGTAAGTTGCGGAGACATGATATTATCAGAGGCGGAAGCGCCGGTTATTAGCAAGAAATTTGGAGGAAGTAAATAATGGCTATATCTTTTAACAACATACCGAACACATTGAGGACCCCCGGCGGGTACATCGAAATTGACAATAGCAGAGCATTGAAGGGGTTATACGCTAATCCTCATAAGGCACTTATTGTTGGACAAAAAACGAGCGATGGATCGGCGGCTGCCGATACTATTCAACAGATTACACGGGATGGACTGGCCGATGGATTTTTTGGTCCAGGTTCGATCCTCGCTCGTATGTGTAATATATTCAAGGATAACAATCCCAATACAGAACTACATGCGATTGCATTATCAGTAACTGGCGGGACTGCAGCAACCGGGACACTTAAATTTAAAAGTGCTCTTTCTGCAACAGGAAATACTACGTTTTATTTAATGATAAACGGGCAGAAAGTTTATACAACTATTACGAGTGCTTGGTCAATAACTGATGTTTGCAGCGCTATTAAAGCGACTGTCAATGCGAACTCAGACCTCCCCGTCATTGCCAGCGTATCGGCAAGCGCAGCTGGGTCAAATCACATAGCCTTCCATGCAGTGCAATCCGGAACATTGGGAAATTATATTGATGTTCGATGGAACTATTACGCAGGACAGAGCGAGCCTCTTGGATGGAGCGCCGCAGAAATATCTATGGCCTCTGTTATGGGCGGCGGTGCAACTGATCCTGACCTTGGTGATGCATGGGCAGTCATTGACGGTGTTCAATATAATTATGTTGTTCAACCATACATTGATGCATCGAATTTAACTGACCTTGAGAATGAACTCGAAGATAGATTCGGTCCGATGATTGACTTACAAGGTCAAGGGCTTACAGCGGTCAGAGCTACTACGGCAAGCTGTACAACTCTTGGAAATAGTCGGAATAGCCCCCATAATTGCATAATGGGTGCTTATAATTCACCAACATGTCCGGAAGAATGGGCGGCTGCTCTTGGTGCGGTTGCTGCGGCTAATCTTAATCAAGATCCCGCAAGACCTTTGCACTATCTTAAGCTGAAAGGTATTCTTGCACCTCCAACCGCTGACAGATTCACGCGCGCGGAGAGAGATATTCTGCTTTATGATGGGATTGCAACTTGTATTTATGATAGCTCTGACAATGTATTGATTGAAAGGTGTATTACCACATATCAATCGAACGCTGCAGGCATCCCTGATCCTTCATATTTGGATGTTCAGACACTAGCAACCTTGGCGGAGATACGGTATCAGTACAAAGCTCGCATGGTATCGCGCTTTATTGTACCAAGATTCAAACTGGCAGATGATACTTTTCCAGTTCAACCAGGGACGAATGTTGCAACACCGAAAACAGTTAAACAAGAATCAATTGCATTATTTAATGAATTGTATTCGATAGGGCTGATTGAGAACATAGATGATTTTATTGAGAATATTGTGGTTGAAAGGGACGCCAGCGATGTAAACAGAGTGAACGTATTACTACCGCCGGACCTTATAAATCAATTTATAATTCTGGCTGGCCAGATACAATTTATTCTATAGGAGTTTACAATGGCAAAAATTACAGGACGAATAGAAGTACTTGTCAATGGTACAATGCTTTTGAATAAGGCGGGGGCAGTTGCCTCCGGCCTTGGATTGAGTGGAGTCCCAGCATTCGAACGAAAAGAAGTGCTTGGTGATACTGGACTGCATGGAGTTGTTGAAACTCCGGTAGTTGCAAAATGTGAAGTCACAATAACCGACCGCGATGACATTAAATTAAATAGTCTCGCAGTTATAAATGGGAATGGGACCGTCATTTTTAGAAGTGCAGGCGGTGGCAAAGCGTACACAATTACAGGCGCATATTGCACTATGAATTTTAGTTTAACAGGCGGCGAAGGTGAGACAAAAGTTGTTTTCATCGGGCCCTACTGGACTGAATCTACACAATAAGGACGTTAATCGATGGGACGGAAGAACCGAAATAAAAACAGAGCGGAGTTTTCTCCGTCCCCTATTATTCAAAATAGCGTAACTACGGTTACAATAACGGAGCCAAAAGTAATGGAAGAGAAAAAGACAATAATCCTCAAACACCCTATCACAATAAAAGCTGATAGCGGCGCAGACATTGAGACTAATAAATTATTTATTGGTCGTCTCAAAGTAAAACACTTAAAACTATTACCTGACGACATGGAAAATGCGGGCGGTATGGGCCGTGCCAAAATGGTTATGCCGTTAATTGCCGCCATATGCGGGATTGATGCAGATGCTGTCGGTGAAATTGACATCGAAGACTTAGACGTGATCTGTAAGGAACTTGACGGTTTTTTCGGACGATCCCCGGAAACTGGAAAGAGTTAGTCTGGGGAATAGCGGCGACCTTTTACTTTCCGCCTGAAAGTATTATGAACATGACAATGGACGAGTTGATTTTTTGGGTTAATGGATGCGAAAAAGTCGGCGAATGGATGAAAAATGGCGAGTGATAAATATACAATAAGCGCGATTATCAAAGTCTTTGATGAAGCTACTGGCCCACTGAAAAAAGTGGGAGCCGGACTTGGTGGACTTGGTGCGCAGATGGGCCGTGCTGGCGAGAAAATGAATCAGTGGGGCAATACACTTTCTACTCGTGTTACACTCCCCCTGGTGGGCTTTGCTACTCTTGCCGTACGTGCATTTGATAAGTCAGAAAAAGCTATTGCGGGCGTCCGTCAAGGGTTATTGTCAACAGGTAATGCAGCGGGAAAGACCGTTGATGAGCTTGTTAAAATGTCCGCTGATATGCAGAAAAAAACGTTATTCGGGGATGATGAAATATTAGCGGGAGCGACCGCACAACTTCTAACATTTACGAATATTGCGGGAAAAGAATTTGACCGGACACAGCAAGCCGCGCTTGACGTCGCAACAAAATTGTCAATGACAAGTGGTGGGACGAAGGATCTAACCGGGACTGCGATAATGCTTGGTAAAGCACTTAATGATCCTGTTGGAAATTTAGGGGCACTGTCTAGGTCTGGTATTCAGTTTTCAGATGATCAGAAAAAAGTTATAAAAACTTTATGGGAGACTGGCAAGAGGGCGGAGGCACAGAGAGTCATATTAGCCGAGCTTGAAAAACAATACGGCGGAACAGCGGAGGCGGCGGCAAAAGCAGGCCTCGGACCCATGCAACGGTTCATGAATAAGCTTGATGATACTATGGAAGGAATAGGCGGGAAGCTATTGCCGATCTTGGTTAAGCTTACAGAAAAATTAGAGAGCGTGCTTGACTGGTTTGATGGACTCGACGAGTCTACAAAGGATTTTTTAATAACGACAGCAATGATTGTTGCGGCACTCGGCCACGTTCTAAAAGTTATGGGATCCCTTATACGCATCATAGAAGCCGCGCGGGCCGCGACGCTGTTATTCAATGCAGCACTATGGGCGAATCCTTTGACATGGATAGTGCTCGGAGTTGCTGCCTTATCATATGCGCTATATAAATTGATATTCGATTTTGAAGAAGTAAGACAGGGGGCCATCTCCGCGTGGGACGCCGTTGCCGGATTCATGAATGCTAAGTTTGGGGAAGGAACAATGACGCGTGTTGCCTCTATGGAAAATAGAGTTGCGATGCCCGATTTAGGCTTAGGAGACGCGGCAAGTAGACGGATAGCAATGAAGCCGGGCGCATCTTTTGATATTGGCAAAAGTATTGCAGGTGCAAAAAAGTCTACAACGCAAACTGATATAAATATTTCAG